TGAATTAGATATGTTAGAATCTAATTTTACAGAATTATTATTTAAATTAAATGGATGAAACAATTATTCAAATATGTAACTGTCCTGATGGCAGTATTAATTGTCATTGCGAATAGTTTTATTAACGAAATATCACTATACTTAGTTAGAAAAGAAACTAGGAGATATAATGGCACACGAAACTAGGAAGAAAAACCTACTTAAAAAACACGGATTAAGTGGCGTTAATAAACCTAAACGTACACCTAGTCATCCTACTAAATCACACGTTGTATTAGCACAAGAAGGACATCAACTTAAGTTAATTAGGTTTGGTCAACAGGGTGTTAAAGGTGCAGGTAAAAGTCCTAAATCAGCTAAAGAAAAAGCTAGACGTAAATCTTTTAAAAAAAGACACGCTAAAAATATTAAAAAGGGAAAGATGTCGGCAGCCTGGTGGGCTGATAGAGTTAAGTGGTAATATGGCTAAAACAGTAAGTTGGAAGTGGGGTGGCAAAACTTATAGAGGTACAGTTACTCGTGAAACTAAAAACTTTATATATGCTAAAACACATAACGATAAAATTAAAAGAATACGTAAAAAAAAGTAATGGATTATTCATATGACGTTAGAAGTCCTAGAATTGGCGAGCATTGTAATAATTGTAAACATTACTCTAATAACTATTGCAATTTATACAAAGAAAAAGTAGAAGCATATGCTTGGTGTGATGATTGGATAAATAATGGAACTGGAAGTACTAAGGTTTAGTAGTCAAAAAGATTCTACGTCTGGAATATTATTCGATGTAGTTAATGGTAAAAGAAATTTTCTTTGTTATACATTAGAAGATGAACATCGTGACGTTAAAGTTTGGGGTGAAACTAGAATACCTGCTGGTACTTATAAGTTAGAGTTTCGTAAAGAAGGTGGCTTTCATAATCGTTACTTGTCACGTTATGGTACACCATTCCATAAAGGTATGATATGGGTTAAAGATGTACCTGGCTTTGAATATATACTATGGCATAGCGGTAACACTGATGAAAACACTGCTGGTTGTTTGCTATTAGGTAATACACAAACAAGCAACTTAGTAGCTAAAGATGGTTTTGTAGGTAGCAGTCGTGATGCTTATGAACAAGTGTATCCTTATGTTGCAGCTGCTATAGAAAATGGAGATGTTTATGTCACATATACTGATTATGATGGTGTCATTACTAATGACATATCAGATGTAAATACTATTGACAATAAACAAAAAGAACATATGATATTAGCTGATTCAGTATATGAAAAACTACAAGAGATTAGTGGAGAAATTCAAATACTTTCTGCTAAGATGGATAAGAAAAAAATATTATGAAAAACGTACCATTTCAAAGAAGTAAAAAATTTGGAGACCCAGATATACAACCTTGGAAAGATGACCAAGGTGGTGCTAAATACTCTGCAGAAGAACGTAAAAAATTTTTAGAAACAGATATAAAAGCTGGTATGGATGTTGTTGGTGAAGATGTATTTAGTGGTGGTACACAATATGGTGGTTCAAGTAGCAAAGGATACAAACCACAAACACCTGAAGCTGCTAAACAATTGATTAAAGAACGCGCTACATTTGACATTGATACTGACATTGAATTGTATGAATCTATACATAAAGAATATCAAGGTCAAAAGATGTCTATTGATATTCAAAACAAACCTGGTGTACAAGCTAAAGAACTTAAAACAAATGTAGCTGAAACTGCTGCACCTGATTATACAACTGCAAAAAGAATGCCTGCTCCTTCATATACAGTAGGACCTGGAGGTGTAGTTGAACCACAAATTGATAGACCTATTGGTATTAAATCAAAAAAACCTATTGGTATTAAAGGTATGGATTTAGGTTTACAACGTAAAGCATTTCAAACAGCAGAAAAATTAAGCTCGTTAAAATTAGAACGTGCAAATATTGTAAGAAATATTAATAAAGAACTATACGATGTTGCTTATGATATAGATGTATTAACTGAATCAGATTATGATAAAGCAAAAATATTAGGTGAAGCACAAGGTATAACTACATCAGAAGCAGTACCACAAGTTAAAGCTGCTAAGCCAGACTTAACTGCAATTAAAGGTGACCCTTTTGAAGCTAAAGCAGAATACAAACAAACATCTGCATATGACTATTCACCTATTGAAGAAGGTAATAAATACAGAGATTTACAAACAGAAATAGAAGAAAAACGTTTTGGTATGACAACTATGGATGAAAGAATAGCTGCTACAGGTACTGGTAGTTTTAAAGAGTATCCTAAAGGTGGTGGAAAAGGTGGAGTTACATATCCTGCATTGCAAGAATCTGTAGGATTATCTGGTTCAGGTATGACAGGTGGAGGAGTTCAAGGTTTAGGATACAAACAAGCTGACTTACTAAGTAAATCTATAGTTCCATTTAAAACTAAAACTGTAGATAATGTAGCTCAATTACCATTTGCTGTAGCAGATTATGAACGTCAAGCAATAAGAATATTAGGTAAAGCTAAAGCTAAACAACATATGAAAAACATTGTTGATAATAAATATCAAACACCTGCTGACCCTAAAGCACCTAGTGCTATTGTTAAAAGTCCTACTGTTCCTGATACAAGAACTACACCTATAGGTAAAATACAAGGTGGACCTGCATACAATGAGTTAATGAGAGTTCATCAAAAAATAGAAACAGCTGCTACAGAATATGCTGACATTAGAAAAGACATACAAGATACTATGGGCGGTACAAGTAAAGCTGACATACAAGCATATTTTAAAGGTGAAAAGGTTACTAAAAAAGTTAAACTAGAAGGTAGAGAAACTAAAGTAACTTATAATCCTGCGTCTGGAGTATTCCGTGATGTTCGTAGTGCAACAATTGCTGGTGTAAATACTGAAGGATTAAACTTACCTCCTATTAGTGCTAAAAGAAGTGCTGAAATAGCTGGTAAATATGGTGACATAGACAATACAAGTTTTAAAACATTTATTGGTCCTTATAAACAAGAAGGTCCTAAAGCTACAATGAAAGAACAAGTAGTTGTATCTAATCCACAACCTGAATACAGTAGACGTGCAACTGAATATAAAAAACGTCAGTTATCTTTAGAACAACGCGCACAAAAAATACTATCTACTCCTGGAGTAGGATTGTCAGATGTTGAAAATGCTGTACAAAAAGAACTTAAGAAAGCAGTTAAAGCAGTTGGTAGTGTTGGTGCAATCAAAGGATTAAAAAATATAATGGGTCCTATTACAAAAACTAATCCAGCATTAGCTGGTTTATCATTGTTGCCTAAGAATATTATTGATGATATAATTAAACCAAAGAAACCAGAGGCTTAAATGACACAAGAGTATAAAGATATTATTGAAAAAACAATATGGACATTTGTTGAAGCGTTTATATCTTCATTGACAATTGCTCCGTTAGTAGGTGTTGACGCAGAAGCTATACAATTAGCTGCGTTATCAGGTGGTGCTGCAGCGTTAGTAGTAATTAAAGAGTTTGCTAAAAAACAATTAGCTAAACCTGTTAAGAAAGTAAGTAAATAATGCCTAAAGTAGTACCAAATAAAAAAGCAGGTCCTAAAGATTTTGAGGGTCGTTTAAAAAAAATGAGAATGAAACAATCATTAAATCTTGACCGTAAAGATTATGAAAGAACTATTGCAGGTAGAGGTGATACTCACGCATTAGATGGTGGTAAAATACCTTTAAATAAAACTGCAAAATATGCAAAATTTAAAGAACAACGACAAGCTCAAATACAATCGTGGCAAGATAGAAACATATCTAATCGTGGAACAAAGTTAAATCCATAATGAAAAATCCTAACATTGACTGGACTACTCACGGTATGAGTGAACGTGAAATGAAAAAACGTATTCAATCACACGATGCAATGCGTAAAAAATCATATGAAAAACATTTAGAATACAAAGTACCTGACGCATTCTTGAGTGATAGCTTTAAAATGTGGATGACAAACAATCCTGAAAGTCCTTGGTTAAAGTCTGGTGGTATGGATAAACTACAAAAGCAAGCTACTATATCTTTATCTGCTAAAGCTAGAGCTACTAAAAGAGGCGATACTGGTTACAAATTAAAAAAAGCTTTAGAAGTTAAGCAAGCAGTTAAACTTAAAAAAGATTTAAACAAACTACTGGGTTACTAATGACACAACCTGTACAATTTCCTTGGGAAACTAAACCACAAACATATGGTCCTTATCAAAAAAGAATAAATGTTGGACAAAAACCAGGTGCGCCATTACAAACTCCTAATAATTCATATATTAAAAAAGGCTTTATAAAAACAAGTACATCAGGTTCTGTTGTTCCTACAACTAGTTATAGAGGTGGTTTATCAAATAGACATTTTGATAATACTAAAGGTTGGTTTAGAAAATCAGGCCCTGTTAAAACACCAAGTATTATATTTAAAAATATAGGTACAGGTAAAGGTCCTAGTACAAAGAATCTTGTTAAAACAAAACCAGGACCATCTACTTTAGCTACACGTGGTGCTGTAGGTTTAGGTATGATGAAGTATGGTGGCGGTGGTGGCGGAGAATTTTCTAAGTAGTTCTATATCTATTTAGATAAGCCTGTAATAAATCCCTGTAATCTCTTTTAGCACCTGATATAGTTTTGCCATCATATATGTCGTGATGTCTTTTACATAACATAGCTACATTATTTATGTCGTATTTACTTGCTTTATCTCTACCACCCATACCAATACCTAATATGTGTGCTAGTTCTAGCCAGTTAGTGTTGCCACAATTTGGCCACTCACACGCGTTTCTAGCCCTTTTAAGGGCCTGTTCTCTTAGTTCTG